TTTGACCTTGGCATAAATATTGCTGAGGCCAGTAAAACTTATGGCACGATCGTGGGAAATTTACGGTCTATCGGGTCTGCTCTCCTGGCTCTCAAGCATGGCAATCTTGCCGGTGCTTTACGGAGCTTGGGTAGTGGAAGAAGTCCAGGCGCAAGAGCACGCGGAGTTAATCTCCGTCAGCTCAATGCGAAGGACCTCTCGGGAAGGTGGCTCGAGACACAGTACGCCTTTATGCCCTTGATCAGTCAATCCTACGAAGCCGCTAAGGCTCTGCAGGCAATAACTGGTCCTCGGGTGTTGAGGTTCTCTGTAGGCTCGGGTGCTAAGAGGAAGACAGTTGACCAGACGGATAGTCCGGCCAGCTACCACGCCGACGCTCATTGGCAGTTCTCTAAGAGGCTCATTGCTGAGCTATCCGAGGACTTATCCTTACAGCGTTCTTTAGGCTTGGTTAACCCTGCTGCTATAGCATGGGAAGTCGTCCCTTACTCTTTCGTAGTAGATTGGTTTGTTCCAGTCGGCTCCTATTTATCAGCCTGGGGAGTAATCCCGAAGCTGGTGGGTAGGTTCTTAACTATTGAGAGAGGATCTGGAAAGCGAGGTCAGGTCAAACCTGGGAATAATTTTCCCACAAATCAGACCTGGGTCATATATTCCTCTACTAAGAGGAAAGACCTTCGGTTCGTGTATTCACGAACTGTCTCGTCCCAGCTCAGCGTCCCAGCGCCAACGTTCAATAGTTTGCCTAGGGCTTTATCGCCCAAACGCTTGCTGAACGCGGTGGCGCTTATACACCAACGACTCGGTTAGATATCTCCTCGGGGTGGGCTAAAGAGCCCTCCCAGTTGTAGCCACGTTATGTAACTTAACGAAGGAGCCCCAATAATGGGCGCAATGACGAATCTTCTCGTCAAAGACGATGGAACTCCGACAGAGTTCACCTTGCAACCGATCACGGATAGCCCTTTCCCGTTTTGGCGGGCGGCTGTCAGTAACGTACCGGTTGATGGTCAACCGAGACTGACTTTCTCAATCGAGAAGGTCAAGTCGGGTGACTACAAGGCCACAGCGAAGCTAGAGGTCCCCGTGATGGAGACTCTTGGCGCCTCAGGAACGTCCGCAGGTTACGTGGCCCCGCCAGCCGTCGCGTATGCGATGGTCGGTTTGGTCACCATGTTTGCCCCAGCGCGATCGACGATCGCGGACAGGGCGAATTTGCTGCGGATGCTGTGTGGTATTGTCCAAGGTGCATCCAGCACCACCAATACCGGCACTCTGGCGAACAATGCCGCCGCGGACGCGTGGAAAAACTCCACGTTGCCCGTGACTCAGGCGTTTATTAGCCTTATCTCCCCGAACTAGGTTGGATCCTAGAGGGGTAATGCCCGTGAACCCTATAAGGAGGGGTCCATGTTCGCATTTGAGGAAACGAAGGGATTAGGGGAAACCCTGTCCCTTATCCGGGAGCTTTCGAAAGAATGTGCTGCTCTGGGAGGCCCGTTGAGTGAGCGGTTTAACGCTCTCGTTCAAGCGGGTGCCTATCGCGACTTGTTGGAGACGAAAGTCGACCCAACCGCGTTGGACAAGGATCAGGCAGAGGACTACCTGTATGCCCGACAGATCCAGGCTCTTGTTGAGAAACAGGAGTTTATGGACTTAGGGTACGATAGGGAAGCCGAAGCTTTTTCCAAGTTTAGAGCAGCGGAAGAGAAATGCCGCGAGACGAATACTAGGCTATGGAACGAGCGTCCCGAAAGGGACGTTGCTGGTGTATTACACACTGCGCAACGGATAATCGCTCAAGTACTGGGGCCGGTCCCTAGTTTCGCGGAATTGCCGTTTCTCTTCGGGCCTGGAGCATCGACGAATGTCGTTGGGCGTGTAGCAAGCTTCAGAACGAAGCTGGCAGCGCCAATGCAGTGTAGTCAGGCCTTGGTGGGTTGGCTGGGGAGCTTCCTTGCGGAGTTCCCCCAATGGTGCGATACGGTTGCTACGAAGCACAGCCTCTTCCCGGAAACGGGAGATGTTGTGTGGACGGTGCCCGTAGAAGTACGGCCTGCTCGCTTAGGATTTGTACCTAAGACCTCCAAGACGCATCGAAGCATCTGTGTGGAGCCCTCCCTTAATGCCCTCGGGCAGAAAGGAATAGGGAGCTACATGAAGAAACGTCTCGGTGTATCCGGGGTCAACCTGCGTGATCAGTCGGTCAACCAGAGGATGGCGCACGAAGGGTCGGTTAGTGGCAGGTTTGCCACTGTCGATCTTAGTAGTGCGTCGGATACTGTGTCATACGCGCTGGTCATGTCGCTCCTGCCGATTGAGTGGTTCGATCTTTTGGACCACTTTAGGTCGGAGAGCGTTGAGTTCAAGGGAGCTGTCTTCGAGCTGGAGAAATTTAGCTCGATGGGCAACGCGTACACGTTCGAGTTGGAGAGTTTGATTTTCTACTCTCTGGCCGTAGCCGTGTGCGATTACTTGGACTTACTGAGTTTGCCAGTCTTTGTGGAAGGGGGCCTCCTTAACAAGGGGTTTCCTGTCACTGTCTACGGGGATGACATCATTGTCCCCGTGGGTGCTTATACATTACTCGAGAAGGTCCTAACGTGGTGCGGCTTCGAGCTGAATAGCAAAAAGTCGTTCTGCTATGGATACTTCCGCGAGTCGTGTGGCACGGACTGGTTTTTCGGTTTTGATGTCCGACCTTGGTACCTCAAGAAAGAGGTCTCCGAGAGATCGCTTTACGTAGCTCATAACTTCTTCATGCGGAAAGGGGAAAGGTCGCTAGCTGCGATCTGTCTCCGACGTACGGTGAAGGAGAAGCGCCTATTTGGACCGGATGGTTACGGGGACGGGCACTTGCTCGGAACCTATACTATCCGCGAAGATAAAAAGCGTGGCTATGATGGCGGTTATTTCCGAAGTTGGAAAGGCGTGCCTAATCGTTACGAGAAGGCATTCCAGACCGACGTCCTCATCCCAAGCTATATAGCCAATTTGGCTGGCGAGGGGGAGGAAAGCGCTGATCTGCTCGATACGCTCTTTAACGGGCGTGAGCAGGGTTCCGATCCGTATGTGATACGGGGAACCAAGCGCTATAGGACGACATCGATCTACACGACCAGGAGAGGAATCTTCCGACCTTGGTAGCCCAGTAATGGGCAAGGGGCGGG